TGGTGGTGGTGGCGGAACAGTTATTGATTTAAATGTCACTGGCATCGCTACAATTGGCGAACTAAACGTCACTGGTGTAGCTACATTTAATGGAGATATTGATCTCAATAATAATGATATTCTAAATGGTGGTGTAGGCAACTTCACCTCATTGGAGGTTGCTGGTCATATTGAAGGTGACACACTACAAATCAGTGGTCTATCCACATTTGCAGGTGCTGCCGAGTTCACCCAGATTAGTTTCACTGGCGGAGACGCTGCTGAATTCGCATCTGGAATCACAACAGACCTAAATGAGTCTGCTGGCGCTAACGAGCTAGCAACTGCCGAAGGTACAAAGGATTATGTTGACTCCAAGATTGGTGGTGGTTCACTACTAGAGATTGTTGGTGATAATGGTGTTCAAGGTGAAATTGACCTAGCAAATGACGAAGTATTTGAACTCTCAGGTACTTCTAATCAGATTGATACTGATATTGCTGGTGTTGGTTTCAACACCGTCACATTCTCACTCTCATCCACACTAGAGCTTCCTGGCTCTATGGCGTTTGCTGGTGGTGATGCTGACGAGAACTTCACTGGAATCACAACAGACCTAAATGAGTCTTCTGGCGATACTGAAGCAGTTACTGCTGCAGGAGTTGTCAACTATGTTGCTGGTCAAGTTGGTGGAAACTCCAATCTAACTATTGTTGACGATGCTGCTGGCATTGGAACAATTGCTCTAGGTACAGAGAGTTTTGTAATCAATGGGACTCCTAATGAAGTCACAGCTGTTGTCTCTGGCGTTCCTGGAGTTCTTACTCTTGGCTTGGCTGAAGATGTAACAATTACTGGTAGCCTAACCGTTACTAACGACTTCAGTTTTGCTGGTGGTCAAATAGTTAACGTTATTGGTATTGAGACCTCATTGGTCGATACTGTAACCGGAATTGCTACTAACAGCAGCATTCCTACTCAACTAGCTGTTAAGACTTACGTCGATGCTGCTATTACCGAGACTGGTGGCACTCTAAACTTTGGAGGTGGTACTGGAACTGGTTCTGTTGACTTAAGCAGCCAGACCTTCAGCATCGTAGGTACTAATCTAGAAGTAGAAACAGTTGGTGCTGGTCAATCTATCACGATTGGTCTACCTGACAGTGTATCTATTACTAGCTTGCTAACCACAGGTGCTGGCGCTGTTATTACTGGTGTCTGTACCGCTACTGACTTCAACTCAACTTCTGATATCCGTAAAAAGGATAACATCGTTGAGATTGACGAAGCTGTAGCTAAAGTTCAAGCACTACGCGGTGTAACTTTCGATTGGAAAGATGGTTCAGGTTCTTCAGCTGGTGTTATCGCACAGGAAGTTGAAGCTGTTCTTCCTACTCTAGTCAAGGAAGGTGCTGATCACAAGACTGTTGTTTATAACGGTCTAATTGGTCTACTCGTTCAGGCTGTTAAAGAACAGGCTGATCAAATTGCTGCTCTTCAAGAGAAGCTTGGTTGATCTATCTATTATAACATAGATATGGGGCTTGACAAAGCCTCTTAAATCAACTACAATCAGCCTTGTCGGGGTTGATAAGTCACTCTAAGTACTTAGAGAATCATAGAAGGACTTTAAAGTCCTTCTTTTTTATGTCTATAAATAATTATAGTCATTAATATGTAAATGGGATTTTCTATTAGAGGAAAAGAAATTATTTCAAGTGGTGATGAAGAGCTAAAGTCAAGTAGCACTGAAGAGTCTACTGAAGAAGTGGTATTACCTATCCCCACCCCTACTGAGGAAGAAGCACAATAAGCTTATTGTATGTTATAATAGTACCTTGGTGAATCATATCAAATGTTAACAGTATATTCTAAAACTAAATGCCAATACTGTGAAGCTATAACTAAGCTTCTTAAGTTAAAAAATATTGAGTATAAAAAATTACTATTAGCTGTTGATTTTACTAGAGAAGAATTTATTGAGAAATTTGGATCTAACACCACGTTTCCAAAAGTTTTAAAAGAAGATGGTACCATCATCGGAGGTGCTACTGACACAGTTAATTATTTAAAGCTTGAGGGACTATTATAAATAACTAAAAGACCTTGGGGGAGAGCAAATGCTTACTCTATCGATTGTATTTGGCGTCATAATGCTCCAAATGTTTCTTCTGTTAGGGGGTGTCATAGGCTATCTAACTTATGGTTACATTTCAGCTCAAGCTTCAGCATTACCAAACCACCCAGAGTTTTACGATGAAGAAGGTAACGTATTACCAGATGAGATTCTTGCTATTCGTTTTGAGAATAGCTACGATAACCTGGGTGATTGGGAAGAAGAAGACCTTTAAAACATTATTTTTTAATTATCATGGCAGAAGCGACAACGAAAACAAGGAAGCCTTCCGCTTCCAAAGCAACTACTTCACCTAAAAAGAAGCCACTTTCGATGGACCTACCAAATAGTCCATTGATGTTTGAAATTTTAGATCTAGCCTCTCGTCAAAGGAGTAAGGCTAAAAAAGTGGAAGTTCTTAAAAAATATGAATGTATGACTCTTAAGTCTTTATTCATTTGGAACTTTGATGACACTGTAATCAGTGTATTGCCTGAAGGTGAAGTACCTTACGGTGATCCTGAAGATCAGCTAAAATATAACGGTACATTGTCTGAAAATCTAGCGGATAAGTCTCGTAAAATGTATACTGACGGAAACTTTTCACTAGGTAGTTCTGACACTAACGGTAGAACTACTCTTCGTGCCCAGACTCGCAACTTCTATCATTTCGTTAAGGGTGGTAATGATGACCTATCTGGTATGCGTCGTGAGTCTATGTTTATTAACCTTCTACAGTCAGTTCATCCTCTTGAAGCAGAGATTATGGTCCTTGTAAAGGATGGTCTTTTAGAAAATACTTATAAAATTTCTAGAGAAATAGTTGAGCAGGCTTATCCCGACATCAGTTGGGGTGGAAGGGGTTGATTTTCTCCACCCAAAATCTTCCATAAACCTTAAGAAATTATAAAGCTTCCTAAATATGTGGAGAGTATGCTATACTCTTTATACGTTCATCACACAGAAGGCTGTGTGACGCAAGTAGGATGACGCGGAACGGATTATCGTTCATCTTCTGCGAGAGTGGGA